CACAACGGCGACGCCATAACCGACGATCACGTTGGCGAGGGACTCGACCAACGACATGAGGCGGGACTGCTTCATGCGGCCGCGCGCTCTGCCTTCAGCGCATCGAAAGTGGTGTCGCTCCCCTCAAGCACTGCCTGCTTGCCGGTGAACTTCTGCCAACGCGCAACCGCCACATCGACGTAAGCCGGGTTCAGTTCGATGCCGTAACAGACCCGTCCAGTCGTCTCGGCTGCGATCAGCGTCGTTCCCGATCCCATGAAGGGCTCATAGACCGCTTGGCCCGGGCTCGAGTTATTCAGGATCGGCCGGCGCATGCATTCCACCGGCTTCTGAGTGCCGTGGACGGTTTTCTCGTCCTGATCCTTGTTGGCAATCTGCCAGAGCGTGGTCTGCTTGCGATCCCCGGCCCAGTGACCCTTGCCGGATTTGCGCACGGCATACCAAGCGGGCTCATGTTGCCAGTGGTAATCACCGCGGCTCAGAACCAAACGATCCTTGGCCCAGATGATTTGAGACCGAATGGTGAAGCCCGCGACCTCGAGACTTTCGGCCACTGTCGCTGCGTGCAAGGCACCGTGCCAGACATAGGCGACGTCGCCAGGGAAGAGCGCCCAAGCCTCGCGCCAGTCGGCGCGATCATCATTCAGCACCTTGCCAGTGCGCTTGGTCTTGGCCGCGCCCGCCTGGTTGCGCCAGCTCGGATCGTATTCCACACCGTAGGGTGGATCTGTGCACATCAGCAGCGGTTTGACCGTACCGAGCAGGCGCTCGACATCCGTGGCGACCGTGCTGTCGCCGCAGAGCAGCCGGTGGTTGCCAAGGATCCAGAGGTCGCCGGGGTGGCTGACCGGATCTTCAGGGGTTTCAGGGATATCGTCTTCACCCTCCTGCGGGCCGCTGCCTTCCTCGAGGCTCGACATCAGCGCGTTCAACTCATCGTCTGTGAAGCCAGTCAACCCCAGGTCAAAATCCGCCTCCAGCAAGTCGGCAAGTTCGAGGTTCAGGAGGTCCTTGTCCCACTCCGCGTTCTCGCTGGAGCGGTTATCCATGATCCGGAAAGCACGCGCTTGGCTGACGGTCAGCCCCTTGGCGACATGCACCGGCACGGTCTTGAAGCCGAGCTTACGAGCCGCCTCCAGCCGTGTGTGGCCGGCCAGCACAACCATCGCCTCGTCCACGACGATGGGCTGGCGCCAACCGAATTCCTGGATCGACGCCGCGACCGTAGCAATCGCCTGCGCGTTGCGCCGCGGGTTGCGCGCATAGGGAATGATCTGCTCGAGCGGCAGGTCGACGACGTCCATGGGAATGTCCTTGAGGATGCTTGATGCGCGAACCAAAGGTCCGCGAAACGAAATGGGGTCGGATCCCCGTTTCGGTTCAGGCGGGTTGTGTCAGACCGTCAGGCCTTTGTTTTCTTGGGGTTCGCGTCAAAGCGAACCGCAGGTCCGGGAACCGAAACGAAACGGGTACTTTCAGGGGTGTCACTGGGAAACCCTCGGGCCTCGCCCCCCCGAATACGGTTACAAACAGGAGGGACCCGTTCAATTTCAATAGGTTGCAACTCTCTTGAATCCGCCTTCCCATGGCGGCGGCGACAAGGAGGGCTGTCGGTGCGATCGCTTTTTCTTGGGCGCCTCCCAAGGCTCGTCCTTCCGTGGGGCGCGCCCTGACAGCGGAGACGGAGCACTCTTGGACAGTCCCCATTTCTTTCGAACCCAATCGTCGAAAAGGTGTTCCATCTCTGATTGCGTCAGGCTCCAGATGCCCAAACGATTAATTGCGGCCTCCACCTGCTTCTCTGCTTGTGCCGGCGACATATCGAACCATTCGCCTCGAATATTGTACTCGGCAAATCTGCTCTTGAAGCCGCTTTCGACCCGCGAGGCCATAGCGATACCTGGCACCCACCAGAAGCGGTGAAAGACAAGCTCATCGAAGTGACACGACTGGATGGTCGCGATCCGTCTCACTAGATCTTCGGATATCCCGATCTTCACAAGTGCGCCGTAGACGGTTTTCACAAGGTAGACCGTGTGGAACCCATTGCGCTGGATATAGTCACGGAACCCGATGGGACGCATGTCCGTCATGAAGAGGTAACCCTGATATGAATTTTTGCAGCCGCGAGGCGTGCTTTGGATTTTGCCGCACATTCCCCAGCCTAGAAAACTTATAGGGCCCTGGAGCGAATTTGTCTTGTCTTCCAGTGTCTCACCGAAAATTGTCTCAGGGGATTGGAGGGACTTGACAGGCGCCCACAGCCTTATCCCGGGAGGGGCTCGGTGCCCCGATCCAACAAAGCAAGGTAGTCCGAGTAGGCATAGATGCGGCCACGCTGCTTTCCGGTGGTCTCACGCACGATCCCAAGTTCGGCCAACTTCTCTAGCGCGCCACTTGCGGTCGGGAACGAGATCTTCAGCCCATCAGCGATAGTCTGCGTCATGACAATTGGGCGGGCTTGCATAAATTCGTGCACGCGTAACGCGGACGGCGCCGAACGGCCGAGTTTGGCGAGTTGCTGACGATGCACCTCGAACATGATGATCAGCTCGCGGGCAGTTTCGGCAGCCTGTTCTGCTGTCTCCGCGACACCTGTAAGGAAGAATTCCATCCACGCCTCCCAGGCACCGGCCTGACGCACCTCCTGCAAGAGCCTGTAGTAGTCATCCCGCCGCGATTTCAGGAACAGGCTGAGATAAAGGATCGGCTCGCGCAGCACGCCCGCTTCGACAAGTATGAGCGTTACCAGCAATCGCCCGAGCCGGCCATTTCCATCGAGGAAGGGGTGAATGGTTTCGAATTGGACGTGGGCAAGTCCAGCGCGAATGAGCGGTGGCAAGCCGACGTCGTCGGTGTGCAGAAACCGTTCGAATGCATCAAGACAATCATCAAGGTGGTTTGGTGGCGGCGGGACGAACAGGGCGTTGCCCGGTCTGGTGCCCCCAATCCAATTCTGCGAACGCCGGAATTCGCCAGGTTGTTTCGTAACACCGCGCCCGGATCGAAGGATGATCTGGTGCATCTCGCGGATAAGCCTGAGCGAAAGTGGGAAGCCATTACGGATGCGGGCGACACCATGCTCGATCGCAGCAACATAGTTGGAGACTTCGGTGACATCGTCGAGTTCGACCGACGATGCCTCGTCATTCTCAAATAGCAGAAGGTCTGAGAGCGAGGACTGTGTGCCCTCGATCTGAGATGAAAGCAGCGCTTCCTTGCGAACGTACATGTAGAGGAAGAGCGGCGTAGACGGCAGGATCGTCGTCACGCCATCCAGCCGCCCCACAGCGGCAATGGCGCGTTCATAGAGGCTCATGAGTTGCGGCAAGGCCAGCGGCGGTGTCGGTGGCAGCGGCGCTGGCACAAAGGCACGTACACGCTCACCGCCTGCGCTTGTTTCAACAAACGCGCCCAGTCTTGAATTCCAGTCTTCTGTCATCGTGCGAACCTTTAATAGCCTGCAGCCCTTATTAAAGCCAATCGCCATAGACTTGAACAGTCTGCGGCCGCAATTCAAGGTTCACGAGCTTTCGAGATCACGAACTGCATCGATCGCTTGCTCGGTACGGTCCTGCCGCTTAGCCGACAAGCTATCACTGCAAGTCCATACTCGTGGCGGCGGTGCGCTGTGGCCCGGCTGATACCATGTTGCCAGCAGATGCCCTTCCAAGCCTTACGGTTCGCGCGAGCCCAAAGAATCTGGCCGATGTCCTTGTCGACCCACCGTAGCCACAGCATCGCCTCATCCGCCTCAGTTATCATCCGGGGTGATGGCAGCGGCTTTTTCATCCGCGGCTCTTGCTCCACCTGATCAGCGAAGGTCGAGACATAGTCCGGCCAGGCGCTGACGTACCCCTTTGTGCGTACAGGGGGCAGGGCCCACATGACCTCTGCTGCCAAATCCAGCCGATCAGCCACCATTGCGCGCGTCCAGTCATTTCGCATTCCACACCTCCCTCACCGCGGGCAGCGGCCCGTAGAGATTGTCCCCCAGTTGACGGACGAGTTCGCGTTCGGGCCAGGTCAGTCGCGGGTCATCAAGGGACACGGCCAGCATGCGCTGCTCGCGCCAGCCGTCCCGTTTGACCTGGTCGGGATCGCGGCGCTGGCCGCCGTAGCCTTTGGGGTAGAGCCTCATGCTGCACCTCCCCGGGTCTCGAGAGCCCAGTGAAGGATGGCGATGGCATCGGCCTCGTTGTCGTCCGCAGGGCTGTAACCGCGCGCACGGGCGGCAGCAATCATGGCTTGCTTCGGTGCATTGCCCTTGCCGGTGGCGTGACGCTTGATTGTCCCCACCGGCACGCCCTCATAGGGAATGCCCCGAAGTTCAGCCCACGCCGTTAGCGTGGCCATCAGGCCGCCGTAAATGTGGCTGGCATCGGTCCCTGCGTGGCGGCGGACCTCTTCGAACCAGATCGAGGCAATGGGCCCAGACAGCCGGTCCAACTCCGTCAGCCAGCTGGTGAAGCGCAAGTAACGCATGCCGCCACCGTCGTAGCGGCCGGGGCGGAAGCTGGTCGTGCCCGTGGTGATCAGGCCGTCATGGCCGCGGATCGCCCAGCCAGTGGTGGTGCCAAGATCAAGCGCCAGCACGCAGCGCGGGGTGTTTTCGGGTTGGGTCATGGAGACCTCCTCTTCGCTTGGACGAGCGTGGCGGGAGGGCTGGCCGGTGAAGGCTGCGGTCTCGCCAGGCCCCGAAGGGTGGTCTGGTCATGTCAGGCGCGGGGCGAGCGGGCCGCCCGGCAGATCCTTCAAAACCTTCAAAGGGGTCTCTTGAAAGATTTTCGCCCCTAAGTGGTTGTACTGTATATATAATATATAATCTTTCAATTATTCAATATTTCAATAGGTACCTCTCTCCTAATTTTTAACCGAGCGCGTACGCGTACAGGGATAAGAGGTCCTCTTGAAAGATTGAAAGATTTGAAGGATCCCGTTTTACCCTTTCATTGCAGGGATTTGACCCCCCTTAATGCTTCAAGGACAGCTTCAGCGGGTTTGAAGGATCTCCAGTCACCCATCCCACCTCGCCATCCTGTAGACCATGGCCTGCTTGGTGGAAGACCCGCGCATACCTGTGGTGATGTCGCCACTCTCGATCAGGGTGAGCAGGATTTCATCGCGATCCCGTGATTTTAGCCACTGCGAGGCCCGAGTGATCTCGGATTTGGTGATACCCTTAGCCCCTGACGCCCGGATGATCTCCTTCAGCCGCTTCAGGTGCGCCTCGGTCTCGGTGTCCGCGACATGGCGCTCTACCGCTTCCATCGTACGCTGCGCGTAGTGCCGCACGAAACTGATGGCCCACTCTGCCGCCGTGATCTCGATCTCGGGCCGTGCTGGATCACGCCCCACCGCCACGATGAGCGCAAGCTTCAGGGCGTTTTCTCCGATGCGGGCGAGGATTGCCGTGAAGGCCGTTCCAGCGGCGGCCCGCAATTCCTCCGTCAACTCGATGCTGAGCTGGCGGAACCGGGCCCGCGCCTCCTCAGTCATCGGCACGATCATCGGGTTCACGGCAGTGTTCTGATCGGCGGTCTTGCCGGTCAGATTGCCCTTCTTGGTCCCACCGCCCGCGGCGATCAGCTGCAGCCCCTGGATCAGCGCGGGCGGGGCTTGCCGGATCCCGACGGCAATGTTCTCGTCGGGGTAGTCCTCGTCGCTGGGCAGGATCAGGAAACGAGCCAGCGAGCCATCAACGACGTTCGCCCCCTGCAGCGCGCCCCAGAAGTGAAAGGGCGTCGTGGTGCCATAGACGCAGAGGCAGGGCTGGTTGATGTCGCGCCGTTCGTTCGTGCCGTCCCGATTGGCGTATTCTGCCCCGAGGAAGATCCCACCGGCCGAGGTATAGAGCTCGGTCATGTTATCGAGGATCTCGGTGATGTGGCGCGGGCTGCGTTTGCGGTCTGCGGCAGCTGACAGGAACATCCCAAACTCGTCGATCTGGAAGAGGATCGCAGGCTGGCGGTGCAGCGCGGTCAAAAGGCCCGCGCCGGAGGCGATCTTGTTGCCGCCGAGATGATGGGCCAGCCCCGCCTCGAAGAAGGTCTCGTTGATGATTTCTCGGGCGTGGTTCTTGCCCGATCCACTGTCGGCGATGCCGACGACATAGAGGTTCGAGCGCAGGTTACTTTCGGTACGGTAGTTCCGCCCCATCAGGGCCCCAATGGCGCAGAGGCTGGCCCCCAACGAAAGGAGCGGCTGCGGACGCCGGGCAGTGGACAGCATGTAATCGGTCAGATCGCCGACCAACCCGTCAGGGATGGCCAGCGCATACGCAGGTGTGGGCGCAGAGACTGCGGTGGCAACCGCAGCAACATCCAGCCTCGCCAGCAAACCGGCCGCCGGATGGTCTCCACCATCGGGCAGGCTTCCGTCCAGGCGAAGGTCAGGCTCAGGCTGCCAGCCGCGCTCCATAGCGAGATGGTAGATCGTGCCAGCCCCGATCCGGTCGGGCTTGAAGCTTGCCCAAGCCTTCAGCGTAGTGGCCGGCACATCCTTGGCCGCCTGCGCGGACCAGTCAGCAAAGAGATCGGCCCCGGCTTCGCCGAGCGCACCTTTCAGAGCCATGCCCACCCGCATCCAGCTGTCGTAGTCGAGTTCGGCATTTGGCAGCCAGGCGAGCGCCGCCTCGATTGCGGGAAAGGTTCCGATCTGGCTGTGGATGCGTGAAGCCTCCGCCGCTGGCGAAATGGCGGCCAGTCCGCGCTGGCGCAGCGCTTCCGGCAGCAAAGCGTAAGCCTCGTCGAGAAACGCAAGCGCAGCTTCCGCCGTGATTTCCGGCAAGTCGGTGATGTCGATGTCCGCCAGCCCCTCCTCGGGCCATGCATAGGGCGCACCTGTGTCCGGATGATTGGCGTAAGCCACGAACTGTTGTCCGAGGCAAAGCACTTCCAGCGGATGGCGCTTGATGCCACGGAACGGCTCATTGGTGCGATAGACCAGCATCCGCTTCGGGGCCCGGCCAATGCGCAGGGCGGGCGTGTCCCCGAGGCGTTCCCGCGACAGTTGCTCGATCCTTAGCGCCAAGTCTGCGTCGTCTTTGATATCGATATCGACCGCAGCAACTGCGCCGCCCACAATCCCGATGCCGCAATCCGGCCAGCTGGCCCATGTGGCCACCTCGACCTCGGTGGTGCCACGCTCGGCATGGCGATTCCATTCCGGGTAATCCGTCCATGCCCCGCGCTGGAAGCGGCCGGGCTTTTTCGTGCCCGGGCCGATGGGCAGGATGGCATAGCCATTGGTGACGAGCCGCGCGCCGAAGCGCGCCATGAAGGATGTGTCAGACATTAGAAGGGCACCTCTGGGGTCATGGCGTCGAGGCGTTTGCGGTCCTTGGACGCAAGCTCACGCAGGTGGTCGCAATATCCGGTGACGACCGCATTGATGAAACGGTCCCATTCGGTTTCGGTCAGGGTGGCGAGATCGGATTTGCTAATGCTCTCGAGATACTCGCCGCCCATCTGGCCGCCGACGGTCATCGCCTCGGCCTCGTTCGGGGTCGGATCGATCATGCCCGCCCTCCCATGGCAGATGTCCTGACAGGCCCGGCTGCAGAGGTGCTTGCGGCTGGCATCGCGCCGCGGGTCGGCGAGCCAATAGTGGGGGTTGAACCAGCCAAACCCACGAGGTTGCCGGTGGCAGACGGCGCAGAGGCCGGTGTGGACTGCGCGCATTGGTCAAACCTGTGGCCAGAGATTTCGACATAGCGGCCCGAGGGACGGACCGAGATTGCGCTGGGGCGCGCAAGACGCGCGGCTTCCGCGATGGCCTGATCGACGGTGAGCGGCACCGGGCAGCCCGGCGCGCGCTTGCGCCACCACTCGGCGGCCTTCTGCCGGGCATAGCCCTGATGTTCGATGCAGACCCATTCGCTATAGGACTTCAGCCCGCAGCTGTAGGTGACCTTGAGCGAGGGCAGCCCGCCCAGCTTGTCGTGGCGGCTGAAGGAGACGCCGTGCACGGGCAGCCATTGGATCTTCGGCGACAGGACTGGGAGCGTAGCCGCCGTGGGGGCGATTTTCACGTCGCGGACCGAGAACACATGGCCACAGTCGGGGCATTCCGCCGCCGAAAGTGCGATGATGCTGTCGCATTCGGGGCAGACCTTGGTTGGGGCCTCGCCCCCACCGGCCTCGCCAGGGCGTTTTGGGCGCACCAGATCAATCGGCCCGTGGCGGCGGACATTGCCCGCGAAATCGAGGACCAGACAGTTTTCCTTGCCCGGCGCCAGCCGTGTGCCGCGGCCGACCATCTGCACATAGAGCCCTGCGGATTTGGTCGGGCGCAGCAACGCAATCAGGTCGACGGCGGGGGCGTTGAAGCCGGTGGTCAGCACGCCCATCGAGGCCAGAGCGCGGATTTTGCCGCGCTTGAAGGCGGCAATGATCGCGTCCCTCTCATCCTTCGGTGTGTCGCCGAAGATCGTGCCGCAGATAATCCCCTGGCGGCCAAACTCCTCGGCCACATGGCGGGCGTGCTCAACGCCCGAACAGAAGGCCAGCCAGGACTTCCGGTTACGGCCGTGCGCGATGATCTCGGTAACGGCCGCCCGCGTGATGGCCTCCTTATCTACCGCAGCGGCCAGATCGCGCTGGATGAAATCGCCTGCGCGGGTGCCAACCTTGGACACGTCAAGGCGCGTGGCGGGCTGTTTCGACACCAGCGGGCTGAGATATCCCGCATCGATCAAATCACGCACCGGGGCCTCATAGGCGATGTCGGTAAAGAGCGTGTTCTTGCCCTCATGCAGCATGCCGCTGTCGACCCGGAACGGCGTGGCGGTCAGCCCGATCACCTTAAGTGCCGGATTGATGCGGGTCAGGCCATCCAAAAACCGCCGATACATGGTGCTGGAATTGCTGGGGATGAGATGTGCTTCGTCGATCAACATGAGATCCGTGTGGCCGATCTCAGCCGCGCGGCGGTGGATGGACTGGATGCCTGCGAACAGAATGGGGGCCTGTGCCTCGCGCTTGCCGAGACCTGCCGAATAGATGCCGGCCGGGGCCGCGGGCCAGAGCCCGATCATCTCAGCATGGTTCTGAGCGATCAATTCGCGGACATGGGTCACGATCAGGATGCGCTGGTCCGGCCAGGATTTCAGCACGCCCTCGATGAAGGCGGCTGCCACGAGCGACTTTCCCGCAGCTGTTGGAAGAATTACGATCGGGTTACCTTTGTTTTCTTGGAAATAGCCGTAGATCGCAGTGATCGCGGCCTGTTGATAGGGGCGCAGGGTCAGCATGGCGCGGCCTCCGTCTTGCGGGCGTCGTTTACCCAAGTGGAGCCATCGGCCATGCGGTAGGTGACGACATCGTCGCACGCATCGATGACCTCGCCCGGGACGAGATCGGGGATAAAGAGATGGCGGTTGCAGGCTGCGCGCTGTTCGAGCGCTGTCAGCATCCGGTGGTGACGGGCGCAGTGCCAGCCGCCCTCAATTGGGGTTGAGTGCAAACAGGACCGGCAAGTCACAGGCGCCCCACCACCCTCGTGGCAAACAGCATGGTGATCGCAGAACCGGCACTCGAACCATGCCGGGTCCTCACTAATCCGCGTGGGCGGGTGCTGGGCGAAGATGACGCGCCCGGCCTTGTCCAAGAGGCGTTCGGCCATGGCACTGTCGGCTTCGATGCGCTCAATGTGCAGCGCGTCGGTGTCCTTGCAGACCGCAACGTACAGGGCACGCGTGATCCCCGTCAGGTTCATGTAGATCTGCATCTGTGCGGCGTGCTGGGGCTTGGCCTGCACCACGCCTTTGGCGGTCAATTCGCTGAAGCTCTTGACCCCGTGGGTCTTGAACTCCAGCACATGCCAGGCCTTCGGGGCCTCAAGGATGCCGATGGCAACGCCGTCCAGCGAGCCGCCGAAATGGCCGCCATGGGCTTCGACGCGGAACTGACGGCCGGTTTCGGGATCAACCTCGAGCACAGTTACGCCAGTGGCGCGCAGATTGCGCACGAGGCGGTCCTCTTCCAACTGGCCGGTCTCAAAGAGGCGCAGCAGGCGGCCGGAATGGCGCGCGGGCGTGACCCAGCGGAAGTCGTACCAGAGTGCGCGGGCGCAGGACTTGCCAATGATCGAGGCACCGAGGTGGTCTCTGAAACCATCACCCTGGCGGGCCTCATAATTGGCATAGATCGCCGTCAGCGTCGGCGCGGGGGCTTCGGGAAGCTCGGCCATCACAGACCCTCCCGTTCACTGCGGGCCTGCGCCTCAGCCAGAATGCCGCTCCAGGTTTCTGGATCATGGCGCTCGCGCAGGACGCCGATCAGCGCATCCTTCAGCTTCTGGCGACGACGACGGCTTGTGCCTTGGGCCAGAAGTTCCGCCCGCTCGCGGCTCAGGTGCCGCAGCGCCGTGCGGGCCCTGTGAAACCAGTCCGGGTCGATGGGTTTGTGACCCCGCTGCCGGGCCAGATCGGCCGTCGCGATCTGGGTGCGGATCTTGGCAATTGCGTCGTCAAGCTCGATCAACCGGCGCTGATCATCAGGCAAGCCGGGGCTGATCACGGCCCCAAGGTTTCCCTCGGCGGCCGCGTTGTTCATGTCAGTCATGGGAGTGTCCTCAGATGGGGTTAGGCACCGCCCCGGCCGTCAACAGGTCAGGGCGGCGCAGCGCGTCAGCCCTTCTTGTTCCAGGGCGCAGACGCCATCTTGGGCGGGGCTGCAGGTGTGGCGGGCGCAGCGGATGCCGGCTTGGCTGCACGGGCCGCAGCGGCGCGATCCGGCGGCAGATAGGCGACGGCATTGCTCTCCCCGTAGCCATTCTTCGGCGGCCGGATCTTCACCTGGATCGTCATCGGGATCAGGTGCAGTTCCTCGCTGTCGCTGACATGCATCTTGCCCGTCGCGTGGCAGATGGCCGACAGCGTGCGCTGCGCGATTTCTACCGTGGTCGGGTTCGGGTTCACCAGGTTCAACTGGTCGAAGATCTTCCGGCCCTTGTGCTCGCCATCGAGGATGTCGAGCATCAGCCAGAGAAACTGACCCATGCCATTCTTCGTGACGCGCATCTCGCTTTCGACAATCTGGGCGCGGTATTTGCCCGCGGGCAAAAGCTCCTGGGCGGTGGTGGGTTCAACGCTGGTAGCGTCGAAGGACGTGTCGAAACGTGCCATGGTCTTGTCCTTTCAGGGCGATCATTCAGATTGAGGCATGGCCGCCATGAACTCGGCCCAGCTGAGGGGCAGCGTGTCCGGAAGCCCGTAACGGTTCTTGGCGAGGAAGGCGGGGCGCTCCTCGGTGTGCATGACGCGCGCACCAGACCCGAGCGCCCGGGTGACCTTCTTGTTGAAGCCGACATCAGACTTCGCAACCGAGATCTGATAGTTGGCGAAGAGCACCACATCAGAATGCTCCTGCAGGAGCGCCGATGCGCGGGCTTGCAGCTTGATCACATAGCGGTCGTAAGGCTCGTGCTCGGGGCTGTCGAAGCGCTTGATGTCGGTATGGGCGATCTGGATGACCGCCATGCCTTTCTGGTCCCGGAGCGCATTCAGCTTGTCGAGATA